CCGAGAAGTTGTCGTTGCACTTGATGAAGGCATCACGCAACGGATCTCCCGTTCCATCATTGGGTACTGTCCCGACGTCGATTGGCTGCTGTGCCATACCTCAGTATTTCTTGCTGAACTTAGTGTTTGTCGGTGAGAAGCCGACCTGCAACTTGGTTCCCCCGCATTTCACGCGCACCTCTGGGTTGTCCCGCTCCACCTCGCGAAGGAACTGGGAGTCTTTCCAACACTCGTAGCCTAGTTTCGCTCCCCAGTGATGATAGAGCGTTGGGTCGATGCGCATCCGCAACCGGCCAATGCCGTCGATGCTGCGGAGATCCTGCTGGCTGTCCTTGGCGATTCGCTTCTGATGCACCTCGGCATTCACCAGATCCGCGTGATAACCGGTAGCCAGTTCCTTAACCACATCCTGACGCAGTTGCGCCGGGAGTCCTTCGAGTACGTTGTCTAGTATGGGTGATTGCATGGTATAAAAAAGGGGAGCACCCACCGATATGGCAGATGCTCCCCGTTGAGTGATTGATTACGACGCGCCAGCGAACATGCCGAAGCCGCCCGGGTTTTTTACCACAAGTCCACTGATCGCCTGCACCAAGCGGATCGGGCCGCCGCCAGCGTCAGGGAGATCCTTGACCTCTGGCAGCTTGCAGTACCGGATCTCAACCATGTCCATCGGGATGACGTAACCACGGTAAGCCTCAGCGGCCAGCGTGGTGGTGCTCTTGCCACCGATGAAGGTGGTGGGGTGCAGGATCAGACGACCGAAGTCACCCTCGAACACGTCGATGGAGGACGCAAACGTCGAGCTGGACAGCTCCTGATTGAACGTGCGAACAGCGGTCTGGCTGAACGAGTTCGTGGTCGAGTTGTCCGAGGACTTGCCGGACGTCAGGTTGGTGAACGCACGCTTGAGGGTCGTGCCGAGGATGCAGTCGTAGTCACGATACACGCCGGTCTTGGAGTAGATGGCGGTAAGGACGTTCTGCACGGTGGACTCAGCGAAGTTCGCCGAGGTGACGGAGCTGATGGCATTGGTAGCCGCAGTGCCCGGGGTCACGCCGCCAGCAGGAGCGAAGGCGGAACCGGAGGCAAGAGCACCAATGTTGGAGCTGTTGGTGCCAAGGAGCCAGTTACCGAGGGAACCGGTCTGGTAGGCAGTGGAGGAACCGTTGTCCTGCTGCGCAGCCTGATTGGTGCAGAGGAACGTGGACTCCATGTCGCGCTTAATCTCGACGAGGAGCTTGGCGACGTTGTAGGCGACCTCAGAGGCAGCACCAGCAACGTTCTGGGTCTCGGCGATGAAGCCGACCCGGCTGTTGCGGCGGAACGCCTGAGCGTAGTTGGTGACGCGCAGACGATTGGCCGACTCGTTCACGTAGCTGGTGACGTCGGTACCGTCGATCACGCCACCGAGCTGCGGGGCGGAGTAGTCGTCCACCTGCCAGCTCATGATGACGTTCCCGAGGTCCTTGCCCTTGGGGGCCATGGACACGAAGGGAGTGCTCTTCGCGTCAACGTTTGCGATGTAGTCGGCAAGTTCCTCGCGGACGCCGACCTGATTGTTTACACCAAGATATGCCATAGTATTAGGTTTTTAGAAGTGTGTGTTGAAGCAACCGCGACAGATCGGCAGTGCTCCCACTTTGGTTGAACGCCTTCTTGGCAGACCTTGCCGCATCGTTGGCCTTGTCAGACTTGACCGGACTCGCCTTGGGTGCCGCAGGCTGTTTCGGAGCCACCTTCACAGGGGCTTTAACAGGAGCCTTCGCACTCTTCTCGCGTTCCATTCGAGCCTTTCGACCTTCTAGGAAGTCACCGATGGCAATCTGATAATCAGGGAACGACGCAAGCTGTGGCATTTGCCGCAACACCTGCTGCGCTTCCGAATACGTCGGATTGCTACGGTCCTTCCACCAAGGGTACGCACTCTCCGCAACTGGACGGACTTGCTTGTAAGTGTTCAGGAACTGGTGCCGCGTTGGGATGTGAACATCCAAGGCATCCTCGACTCGTCGCCGAATCGCCTTGATCTCATCCGCGCTGTACTCTTTCCCGCCCACTTCGCATCCGTCAGCGTTGTCCTCGCACCATCGCTTCAACTCCCGGGCCTTGCGGTACTCATCGCTGAGTTTCGCCTCGTCCCAGATGTCAGAGAACGGATTGTCGGTCGTCGCTGCCGCCTGCGGTACTGCCGCCTGCTGCTCAAGAGCTTCCAGCTTCGTCCGCGCCTCATTCAGCTCCCGCTCCAAGGCTTCCGCTTTTGCTGCGGCTTCCTTCTTCTGAGCTACGAGCTTGTTGATGCGCTTCTGGACTCCAGCCGGTTCGTCCTCGGTAGCGTCTTCAGTCTGCTGAGAGGTTTCCTCTTCAGCGGGATCCTCCACGGGTGTCGCCTCCCCGGTCTCAGCAGTCTCGGACGCTGACTCCTCGGCGACCGGCTCATCTGCACTCGCAGCGGCTGGTTCCGGTTCCTCGACAGCTTTCGGAGTCTCAGAAAACCGAGTCTCCAACAGTTTCGCCAACGCCACCGTGTCGAGCGGGAGCGGGTTGAGCGGTTGTGCCGTGTTTTGGGAGGGTGTCGCTTCCCCGGTATTTGTTGCTTCCATGCTTTTTAAGCCCTGCAAGTCGGGCATACTACGACAGGGTTTAACGCTAAACCCAGAAAGCTGAAGCCCTCATGGACTACGTTACCGATAACGTCAACCAATTATTCTTGGGGAGCTTCCAGCTTCAGACCCATCTCCACGAGGAACGACCGCGCATCCGATAGAGCAGCCGCCCGTCCGCAGTTGTACGCCCTCGCCTCTGGAGTCAGTGCCGAATTAATTGCTGCGGAGACCTCGTCAGCAATCAATTCACTCAGCACCTGCCGCAATGCACGCAGCACCGGCTCATGTTCACCCACGCCACCCAGCGCCATCTTAAGCTGTTCGTCAGTCATTCTCATTGGGGAGCCGCTCCGGGTTGCACGCCAAGACGTCCAGTGACCGCGTTCTGCTGCTGTTGCACGCTGAATTGCAGGTTCTCCACGTATTTCTGCAGATTGGCTTGGAACAACGGATCCTGTTGCGCCTGCTGCTGGTATTTCGGGTTCGCCTGCAGGATCTGCTGCGCGAAGTTCAACCGAGCCTGCGCCGTAGGATCGTTCTCACGCAGCTTGGGCGGGTTCCCGAGCGACATGAGGCCGAGTTCGTCGTTGGTCTCGTCGAACATCTTCTGCGAGGCCGGTCCAGCCTGCATGATAAGCTCGTTAGCCAGCGTCGGATCAATCGCACGCAGCGCCAGACCCACCAACTTGGTGCGATCCACAACGCCAACGCTGTCCAGCGGTAGCACTAGGCTCGAAAGCGCCTTGAGCTTCTCGGTCACAAGGTCGGTCTGAAGCTCGCGCACGTCGAACTTCAGCGAAACGTCGAACTCCTGAACGTTGGTGCTCAAAGGAACGTTGCTTCCGGTGATACGAGCCACTTCCTCTGGACCAACGTACTGCAGCGTGAGGCTCAGAACCTGTCGGAACGCCTCGGTCCAGCCATGCAGCCAGTTGTTCACGAGCCTCTGCTGCCGCATCTGGGTGAGCGCAGGCGGAACCTTCTCGGTAGGACGTCCAAAGTACCGGTCCACCTGAGTCTCGATGGCTGCGATTAGGTTGAACGCAACGCTTGGCTCACGCGCAGGCGGCTGCATGAACGAGATCTCGCCCGGACGCAGCACCGGAATCTGCACCGCAGGCCCAAGACGCAGGTTTCCGCCCCTCGTCTTCGGAACTTGAATCGGCGGAATCGTGTTTAGGCTCGTGTAATCGAAGATCGAGTCGCGCTGGGCCTTGATTTCGTTCTGCCACGTCGCGCAGATCTCCGGCACGCCTCGGCTCTCGACGATCTTTCGGTGGATCACCTCGCTGCGCCACACGATGAACGGGTACTGGCCGTGCTCGTAGTCAATCAGCTCGAACTTACCCCACGAATCACCCACTTGTGGACAGAATACTGTACAGTAGACGCCCGGAACACCGTCCTCATCGAGCGCCTTCTGGTAGGCGTACACCACCTCGATCAGGTTCTCACGGTCCAGCACCGCATTATTGGTCAGCCCAATCGTGTAAGTGTAGTCGCTGAAGTTGCTGAACCGTCCGCGAGTGGCAATCGCCTGCTTGGCCCACTCCTCATCCCACTCGTCTGTCTCGACATGCTGCATCACCTCAATCTCGGTCATGTAGCAGCGACGAAAAACCACACGCGCACTCTGGATGTCGGTCGTCTCCGGAGGGAAAGCCAACTCATCGTAGGGAGCCAATGCCGCAACGCTCGGAGAGTTCTTCACAAGCGTCGGCACGTAGATCTCGCACTCGCCTTCCTCACGCAGGTCCTTCACGCACTCCAGAGCCTTGCGCTTCTTGAGATTCGGAAACGCAGCCATCAGCAGCTCGGCCAACTGGTCGGTGGCATCCGGATTCGCTAGAAGGTTCGGCAGATCCGCCAGCACGCTGCCTTGAGGGCTCTGCGCCGCGATCTGCATGAGCTGCTCGACCGTGACGTACTGCTCCTTCTGCCCGATCTCCTGCTGCCACGAGACATGCACGCCCGCCCAGCCATAGGTCCACAGGTACTGACTGAGAAGCTCCACCTCACGGGTCATGTCCGTGTAGAGCTTCTGGTTCATCACCCAGTCCATCAACGAGTGTGCCGTCACCGCGGTGTCCAGATTCCGCACGTTGGTCGGAGCCACGCGCAGCATCGAGCGCCAAAAGGCCGTGGAACACACATCCACCAGTCCGTTCACCACCTCGTCAGCCAGCGGGATCCGCGTATCGGACGCACCGTCCCAAGGGAAAGCCATCTTCCCGTTGGGCTGGTTGTCGTTCCACTTCTTGCCGTCACCGCTCTGACCGTCCCAGCGGCAGTACCGGGTGTTCTCAGCCTGACCAACCCGAGTACCCAGACCAAAGTCGGTTGCCGCACGACGCAGCTCCTCGTTCAGCGCACCCACGTCCGGCGCGTCACCCACGTGCGCCATTGCATCACCACTCGTCTTATAGCTCGTCGCGTATTGCATCTGCAGCCCTTTGGTCTCTTTTTGCCTAAAAAGCAACGCTAATACCCCCCTCCGCCGTAGCTATCCAGCCCACCGGCACCCACATGCTCGATCTTGGAGATGAGTAGCATGCCCAAGCAGTCGATCGGATCCTTCGATGCACCCTTCTGCCCATCCCGACCAGTATGCTCGCTCATGCACCAGATCAGATTGTGCAGGTCGTCCACCACATACAGCCTCGGCTCGTTCAAGGACGTCAGTGGCTTTGTGACGTCATAACTCAGGTCCGAGTTGATCGCCGCAGTCCGCTGATCCACAGGCACACCCGGCGCTGGAATGAACGCCATGCCATCATCCTGATCGCTAGGCTCGGCCAGTAGGTCAATCAATGTTGTACCGCCCTGCTCGCTGAGTGCCGGGCTGCCACCCGCTCTAGGGTCAATCAGCCGCATGACCGGCTCCCCACGGCCAATCTCTTCCTCGATGGTCCGGAACAACTGCCGGTACTCGATCACACTCCTTCCCGCCTCCAACGTCTGCGCTGGACCCGGCTTCCCGTCCGCTTTCTCGCTCGGCAACGCCCACTCGCCGTATCCGGTAAAGTCCGGGAACTCGCGAACCACAACCTTGCGCCCATCCTCGTAGACCAGCATCCACAGGCAGTACCAGTTCCTAGATCCAGCCGGGTCGCAGACCATGTACAGCGTACCTCCATCCGGAATCTTGCTTCTAGGGATGCAGTGAGTCTCTGGCCTGAACCGCGCAAACGCCTTGCCGATGTTGTCGCTCGCCCAACCATAGGCACGCGTCAGGATCTGTCCCATCGGCGCACCAACCAGCTTGGATTTCATCTCGTCCCACGGGTTGTACGGGTTGTCCTCGGAGAAGAAGAACACCGTGGACCGATTCTGCTTCTCCAGCCGCATCACCCTAGGGGCCTTCCCTACAGGCCATGTGGGCAATCCCTGCTTCCCAGCCAGCATCTGCCCGCCATGCCACTCGGTAATCGCCGCACCCCCAGTGAACTCCTTGTACACGCTCGCCACACCCTCGAGCGGAGTCTGCGTCACCAGCAGCTTACCCCTACGTGTAACCAAACGGTACCTCAGCGTATCTACCCAGCTCTGCGGCACCAGCTCGTCGCACCAGATCAGGTCCGCCTCCCGACCCTCAATCGTGTTCTCCGACTGCGTGTAGTTCAGGAAGTCACAGCGGCTACCGTTAGGCAGGATGAAGGAGCCGTCGGTGAAGCCGTTCTTCCGGCTGTAGTTCAGGTAGTGGATCTTCCCCTTCTTGGTAGCCTTCAAAGCCACCGGCAGGTACTGATAGATCGCAGGCTGCTGTACCGTCACCGACGTCGCATTGCTGGTGTGGCAGCAGAGCACGTTGCAGTTCTCCTTCGAGAGTAGCGTCTCCACCACCCGCCTAGCGGCCCACAGGGTCTTCCCAGCCCGGTTGCCACCAGAGATCAGCAGCTCAGAGCACTCAGCCCACACCTTGTTCGCCAGCTCCCAGTGGTCCGGAACGAAGCCGTAGGTGAAGGGATCCGCCTTCTCCAGCAGGCACAGTTGTGTCCGCTGCTCACGTAGCTCCAAGGCTCTTGGATGGTCCGCACGGACCTTGGGGATCACAGGATGCTGCGGCTGCTCGTTCCACCACGCGATGTTGCACTTCTCCCGGCAGAAGCGGTTGGTCTCCTTGTCAGGGATGAACGACTTGGAGCAGGTCAGGCACTTGCGAGCAGGGCGGTTTGCAAAGTTTTTTCCGATTGGGGAATGCGTCACCGTTGAGCGCCCAGCCGAATGCTCGACCCCCTCCCCCCCTATGCCTGACGCATCTGGTATGACCGACTCGGATTCTTCACGATGATACTCGCTTATGCTTGGCATCAGATCCTCTCAATTGAATATAATACCTATTGTGAGTGGCTGTCAGGAGCCTTCGGGAAGCACCTCGGCGTTGGTCTCGACCTCGACAACGTCGGCTTGGTTCTTGGTGCCCAGCTCCTTCATCAGGTCCCGGTGACTCGCCGTTAACGATAAAGAAGCGTGTATACTGGTGGGTTGGCCCTTTAATGTGTTTAACTTATCAATGGCCACAGCCAGCGATATGGGTAAAGTCCTACTATCAATCTCCTCTATCGCCGTATCCGCTAGTCTTCTGGTCCCTTTCCAGATGGCCACCTCGAGGAACCCTGTGACGTCTGTCCGCCAAGCCTCTTCGTTGTCTGGGTAGTCCTGTGGCACCTTGACGCCTCTAACCAGCTTGAACGCGGTGCCTTGGCATAGGCCGGTCTCGTCCGAGATCTTGGCGAGTGACTTGTTGGTCAGAACACCTTCCACGACGGTGTCTGCGATGTCTTGGGTGAGCTTGGAGTTGTGATGCTGTCCGGGGTGATTGGTGACCTTGTAGTCGTGTTCTTCGGCTAGGGCCTTGATCTTATCCGCTAGGGCCTTCGGACAGCGTGGATCGTCACGCAGGGCCCAAGAAACCATGTTCCGGTCCGTGTTGGCCAGCTTGGCTAGGGTGACCTGCGAGACTGCCTTGGTGGGCTTACCCATTACAGCGTGAAGTTGAAGTCACCCCAGTGTCTGAGTTTCTCGATCGGGGTATACATGTACTGTTTGACCCCAGCAAGTGTGAGACGGGCTGAGGCAGCGTAGTCCTCGGAGAGGTAGTCCTTGCCCTTGTCACACTCCAATAAGAACGGGAGCCACAAGGTCGGGAACATGCCGGACATCTCGTCGTTAGCCCAGTCTATGCGATAGGGGTGTGGCACGGCATCAGTGGCTAGTATCTCTAGGGATTGCTCTAGGGCCTTGCGAGGTATGGCTACGGCACCAGAGGCGAAGAACAGGATGGGTGTGAGGCTGGGCTCATACTCCAATGGAGTAGCCTCGGGCTTGGGGCGATAGGCTGGCCGGGGAGGTAGTGCCCTGCAGGAGTAGGGCATGCACACTGCAGATTGGTGCTTGTGCGCTAAATCTGCCATGATCATCAGATCCGCAGTGCCGAACTGGATGTCGTGGTCTAACTGGATCCAGACGTCCTTGTCGTCATCCAAGAAGAACTTGGTGGCTCTACACCTAGAGCGAGAGATTAGCGCATCCTCTCTGATAGTACGCAAAGCAGCGTAGCGAGTACGTTGCGCAAAGTAATTAGCGAGATCTATCCAAGAGGTGAGTACCGCAGAGTGCATATCACCATATGCATAACAGGTGACATGTACCGACGGTAGTTTCTCGATTATATCCACTGATTTGATCTTATTAGACATATATACTTAGAGTATAACTATACTTAGTTCATTACCTTCTCCATCATTCTATGCAGATAGGCTTCCGGCACTATCTTGATCCTCTCGAATCCTCGGATCATCGGCTGATAGGATGGGTCACTGTCTGACATGGAGAACCTAGCGGCTACCTGTTGTGGCGTAGCACTACCAGATCTAACGCTACGGACTACCCAATCCCGGTAGGAGGGTGGTATCATGCGCAGTGCGTACTCTAGCTCTTCCATGTGATGCTGTTTCTTGGAGCGGTAATGCCCCTAGGAGGCGTTTTGTTCTCTGGCGAGGGTCACCATAGCGCAGCGCATCTCCTAGGGGCCTGTAGAGTCTTAGAATAGGTTGTCGTCTATCGGGGTTTGGGTAGCTGCAGGACGGGGGGCCTTGGTCGAGTGCTTCCACGAGCCGATGATCGGTCCACGTTCACCTCGATCACGGGCTTCCTTGGAGACGCCTTGGACGATGAATCCATCGTTGCCGTACTTGTCGGGTCCACCTTTGGATTCCAGAAGAGTTACTTCAAGGAACTTACCGGTCTTACCCTCATACAGATACTGTTTATCTACTTTGCTGACGTTAATGTTGCATCTGATCATGTTATGTTATGTTGTGTTGTTTACGAATCCTGCAATAGCGCAGGTTCAAATCTACAATAAGCACCTTCGTAGTGGCAGGTCACCAGTCCACACTCGCCGTCTCGTTGTTTAGCGATTGATATGGTTGCCTCACCTCTTGGTTCTACTCGGTTGCGATCTAGGAGGAGGACTGTGTCGGCATCTCGTTCGATTTGACCAGAGTCTGCTAGGTCACTGAGTCGTGGTTTACGTCCCTTCTCCTTTTCCGATTCACGGTTGAGCTGTGCGAGGGCTAGCATAGCCACTCCGGTCGAAGCTGCACAAGCCTTCAGCGTTCCGGATACCTCGGCCACCTCGTAGGTTCGTTTCTCGTAGCGTCCGCTTGCGCCGATCTTCTGGAGGTAGTCCACGATGACCAGCTTGATGCCATGCTTCCGGACAGCTCGTCGGATGGCTGAGGTTACCGTTCCGATCTTAGCCCCGGCGGATAGGTCTAGGAAGTGGATCGGGGAGTTCTTGACCTTGATGTTGGCCGCTTGGATCCGGGCCATGTCGTTGTCCTTGAGCTGACCCGTCTTGATCGACTGCATGGATACCCCGGAGATGCACGAGACGAGGCGTCTGGTGATGGCATTGGTGGACATCTCGCAAGAGACGAACAGGGTCGGCACTTTGTGGATGACCGTAGCATTGGCCACGATGGAGGTTCCCATGGCTGTCTTTCCGATGCTGGGACGTGCGGCGACTAGGGTAAGCTCGCGGTATTGCAGGCCATCGAGCATAGAGTCGAGCTTGGGTATGCCAGTCGGCACGCCGCTCAGTTCGCCATTGCGCTTCCAACGTTCCTGTGTGGCTTCGATGAAGCTGACGATGGCATCCTTGGCACTGCAGGAGTCGGTCTGTGGTGCCGAGTCTAGGACCATGCCGGATTCCACCTGTTTGAGCACCTCGTCGATGCTGACCGCTGAGTTGCCGGAGCCTTCAATGATCTTGGATCCGAGTTCCCTCAGCTTACGACGTAGGTGCGCCTCGCGTATGCCGTCCGCGAAGTAGCTGACCATGCTGGCTGATGGACATGCGGACATGGCCTCCGCCCAAGTAGCCATCGGGATCTCCAATGAACCGTGGGCTTTGTTCCACTCCTTGGTTAGCCTCTCCACGGACGCCGGTTGGTTCTGGCGCACCAGTCCGGCTATAAGCTCCAGAGTGAACCTGACGTCCTCGTTGACCAGCATCTCCGGCTGAACCAAGGAGACCACCTCAGATGCCACGTCCGTGTCTCCCGAAAGACATGCCCCGAGGATTCCCAGCTCATCCTTGGGCGCGAAGTAGGCGTCCGAGTTCATCCCATGGCCTCCATGAGAGCAATCTGCTCCGCCGTGTACTTGCTGGTGTCCGGTGCATGGCGTTGGAAGAGCTGTGGTGCGCTTGCTTTGCCACGTGCCTTGTCGATCTCGCCGTTCCAGTTGTTCAGTAGGGTGAACGGATCTCGGCGAAGGTATGGATCACCCGACAGATACCATCGCTCCAGAGCGTCGATGTCCTCGGGCGGAGTGTTGAGCTTCAGGACAGACTTCAGCGCCCGGATTTCCTTCTCGCTCCACTTGGTCGTGGGCCGACGCTTGAACCAAGATCCGATGCGTAGCCTGAGAGTCTCAACCTCTGGATCTTCATCCGAGCCCGTATGGTTTAGAGTATTACTAGGAGACGGAGACGGAGAGCATGCTTCTGGCATATGCGGTGGCATCTCTTTGGCATCTGGGTTGGCACTGCCATGCCATCGCAAATTGGCGTTTTCTGTCTGTTTCTTCCTGTATGACGCCTGTTTCTGCCTTTCTTTCTCAAGCCTAGCGTTCCTCATGCATCCTTCGGCATCCTTCTCGAACTTCTCTTGGCATATGGCTTGGGAATGCGGTGGCATTGCCAGAGTCATGCGGTCGAAGTCTGTTTGGCTTACGTAACCTTTAGACCATTGGACGCAGAGAAGAGCAATGTAAGCTCCTCGCTCCTCGTTGGTCATCGTCATCGTCCCGGACAGGAAGTCGTCCGCATAGAACTGGAACGCTGGGGATCTCTTCTTCTCGCTCATGGTATGAAACAAAAACCCCAGTCCAACCAACAACGTTCGCACAGGTGCACCGTGGAACCCATTGGGAACCACATACCTTCGTTGCTGGCTGGACTGGGGGCTTTGTGTGTCATGGTGCTCGGGGTGCGAATCCCGGTTCCAATCGGAACAGTTCTGAAATATTACCTCCTCATCAGGTTGTCAATCTGGGCGTCCGTGAGCTTGTACTTGGGCGGTTGGATCCAGCCCTTGAGAATAGCCCTCTCGACCAGTCTAGGAGCGTCGTCCAGCAGCTCCCTTACTTCCGAGTCTGAGAGCTTCGGGTCGCCTTGGACTTCGTTTCCTCGCTTTTTGCTATGTAATGCCATGTTGGGTAAACCCCTCGCTTCGGTGTCTTGATTCTAAACTGTTTTGCTGCGATCAGCCCGGCATGCACGCCTCGGTTGAGGAGTCGATTGGCCTGCGTCCGGGACAGTCCCCACACTCTGGCGTATTCATCTGCGAGCATCCAGCCCGGAGGCACAGGCTCGGAGCGATTGCTGACCGCATCCCGCAACGATTTCAGAAGCTTGGCAGAGTCCATTGCTGCTCGTTCTGTGGCCACTGGTGGAGATACAGTTGCGCGGTTGTGTCAGTGTACTCTCCGAATACGATGCCGTGGCTCCACGCCAACGTGGACCGTCTTCGGTGGGCATACTCCATAGCAGGCAGGTCAGCGAGCGTACCCGGGCTGAATGCCACCGGGTTGTCTGAGCGCCTCCCGTACGCGATGCCAGCTCGATGAGCGTGTGCGACGACGCAGTTTCCGAAGGTCTCGGCGGAGTCTCTGAGATAGTTCTCTCCGTAGAGCACCCCGTGACCCCACTTGTAGCCTCCGAGGCTGAACCAACAGTCTGGTAGGACTCCATACTTCAGGATCTTGACCCGGCAATGCTTCTCGATCGGTGCCATCATCTTCTCCCAGAC